CTCGTCATAGCGGCCAGAGTCATCGCTACCCCCTGACAGGGACTGGACTGTCACCCATGCGATCTCTTCGTAGCGCTTCGAGTCGTTAAAGGCGTTAGCCTGCTTCTGGAGCATCGTCCGGCAATCGAGCCAGACGTCAATCTGGCCCGCGCTGGACTTCGTGACCTTCTGCTGTGCGATGGTCTCTCCAGGCCTGAAGGGCGCCACGAGGACGCGAGGGATCCCAGGCTCTGCAAGCTCGATCGTGCCAGTCTTGGCGCTCGATATTGTAGGACTTGTGCTGCCGTCAGTCGTGGCAGAGTTTCCGAAGTACATGAAGATCACGACCGTCCCATCACTGCTTCCCGCTGAGATGGCGTCGATATCGAATCGAGCTGTCTTAGTGCTACTGTTCCACGTGTGCCGGTTGTAGGCGCACTCCGTGACACCATCCGCCTGAGTAAATCGGATGTCATAGCCATCGGCCCGGGTGTTATCCCAGAATAGCTCTACCTCTGCGCCGAAGCTCACAGTAGCGTCGATGGTAGAGGCCCCGCTCAGATTGTTTACCGAGACAGGGAGCCGATAGTTCCAGCTTGAATTGTACCAGCTCACGATCCACTTCCTGAGTTCTGACGATATTTCACGGTCAACGATACCACGGCGATTCCAAGGGACGGACGGCCGATCTGCGCTCCATCTGTGCTTGTCATGCTCAACTCTAAATCGTCGCACTTGTCGACGCCGGATACTGTTAGGCTGCGGTCAGCTTCTAGCGCTATTTTGAGATCTGCCAACAGGTCCCAAGTCCGCAAATGTAGCTCTTCGGGGCTGTCATCCGTGCCCGCCACATAGCCCACGACCATCACCTGCATAGTGCGCGAGTACATAGTCAGAGGCGTCGTGCCTGCTATCTGCGATGCCGTGTCTGTGTCGCAGTAGACATAGACGCAGGGCACGCGCACAGGGTTCATCTGTGACCCTATGATGACCTGGTCTGACCCGCTTAGATTGTAGTTATAAGATCCGGTCCCGTTGATCCCTTGGATGTCGGCCTTGATCTTGGTCAGTATCGATCGCGCTCGTGAGCCCATCACATCCCCACGATCGAAAGCTTCACAATCCTGCGGAGGTCGTCAGGCATGCGCTGACTGACCTCTCTAAGACCCGGACGGAGATAGGGTCTGGCCTTGATAGTCACGCTCTCCTTGAGTCTATACCAAGCCTTTACCGTTGATTTATTGATCAGATACGCTTTCCCGTCCTTCATATGAAAGAATAGCTGATTGCCCAGCACGCGCGGAGAGTCGTACCGAGGCACGCCACGGGGCGTCTTTGCTGGATCCAAAGGGATAGCCAGATAGCGCCCGCGCTTAGCGTTGACCGTTCCCCCCTGCTCTTGCAGCCTTGCATAGCGTATGGGCTGACCGTGCCTATCAAGCCCTCCAGCCTTGACGAATAGGCCGATCCCTTGACCCTCTGCGAGAACCCCTCCAGAGATGGAGCCGAATAGAGATCCTTTGCGTATGCGTAGCCCTGAAGTCCTGTAAGCGTCTTTAGCTTGCGTCTCTGCGTCAGTCTTCAGCGCTTGCATCAGAGTGCGCAGGCGCTTCTCCAGGCCTCCGGCTCCCTCTTTGGCCAGGTCGTCACTGAACTGCTGCAGTGTGCGGGACTTAGCCAATGAAGCCCCCGATCTCACCCGCGAACCGATAAGGGCTCAGCGCTGCCTTCACAGCCGGCAAGAGTGCAAGGTCTGCCACGGCCACAGAGCCACCCTGCTGGCTTACGTTAGAAAACCCGATGTTGTCCCGGTTGCGGTACCAGTGCGAGACCTGGACGCCGCACGCGTGGACGATGGCGTCTGGGATCGAAGTAAAGCCGGCAGTATAGGTCACCTTGACAGAGCGGAAGCCCTTATCGAATGCGCCCTGGCTGGAGTCAGTGCCGAGGATGAGGAGGCCTAAATCACTGTCGAGCGTGTAGTCTGAAGCCGCGACAAGCGTGGAGGCTGGATAGAGACGGTCAGCGTCCACATAGACGCTTGTGATCGTGTTCGCTGGGATGATGCGAAGCTGCAGCACGTCAGTGCCATCGCCGTCGAAATAATGCGTGTATGTATTGTTCTCGAAGGTCGAGAGGTTCGAGTTCGTAGGGAACCCGCAGTAGCTGCTACCGATGCGGTCAAAGCGCAGGATCAAAGCGTCTAAGAGGCTGTCCTCGGTTGTCCCGGTGATCACCCTCAGATACTGCTTCATCTGTGCCGCTGTCGCTATCGCCATCGGTCGTGTCTTCGTCTTCGAGGTTAGAGCGCCTGAGAGGCGCCAGAATGGCCCGGTGGACCTTGGGGGCAGGTATCCCACCTGCGAGGGGGATGGAGGCCCCCAGAGCCGACACAGGCCGGTCCTGGGGGCGTTCCTTCATTAGCTCACGATGGCCTGCAGGGAGACCGTCACAGTCCCCTTGACAGCCTTTCCGTCTCCCGACTTGGCAACGCTCAGGTGGATCGTGTCCCCCTGCCCGAAGACCGCTGACGCCCCTGCTGCCGCATTGGTCAGCGCTTGCGCGGTGCCTGCGGTCAGTGCTCCGTCGTTAGTCGCAAAGCTCGAAACCGTGGTGGCTCCTTGCTTGAGTGCGATCGTCGCGTAGTGGCTGGAGTCGGTTGCAACAGTCGTGCTCACGTTGATGTAAGCCTTCTTAAGCATCCACTCGCCGGCGCATGGCACGGTTAGGTAATGGTCTTCATCAGTGCCCGCAGTGCCCTGCGTTAACTGCTCCATCATCACAATTGTCTCTTGTACTGACATGATAGTTGATTCCTTTAGCTATTAGCTGGAGAGGTTGAACTCGTAGATGACATCCTTAACGGTCGCAGAGCTGGAGACAGCCTTGAACTGGCCGCGCCAAGTCGTGATGATCGAGGTGATCCCACGGGTGGCGTCCCGCGAAAGCTCTACGCGCTGACCGCGTCGAATGAACATCTTGTGCCTTGATGCATTGAAGATGAGCGCACCAGTCTTCGAGCCGCTGCCGGTATAGAGCCCGGTAGCTGCGAGGTCTGCCGTGAGCATGTCGCTGAGGACTACTCTAGCTCCCCCGAGCTTCGCAATTTCTCCGTTTAGCACAGACGCCTGAGGCCCGTAGTTTGCTACTAGGGAGACCTGGTCGAGTCCAGCCACGTTGGCGAGATACCCTTCGGGGCTGATCATGTAAATCAGGTTCCCCTCAGTCCCGCCGATTCCGCGAGGCGTGGCAAGGTCTGCCAAGTCTGCGAGGAAGTTGGCATAGCTATAGGTCGAACGGTCAACGGTTGCGCTCTGGTCATAGGCGCGGGCACGAAGACCCAGCCAGCCGCGACGATGATCGATCGAGGTACCGAGACCAGAAGAGCCCCAGAGACCGCGAGTGTTCCAAGAAGCAATCGCGTCCTGATGAGTCGCAGCGCTGTCTCCGTTCACGATGCAATCGTCCACGCCATGGACGAGGGCTTCGATTGCCTGGGACCTCAGAAGAGGCACCATATCGAAAATTGCGTCCTGTTCAGCATCGTCCGAGAGGACGGTCCTGACAGCCATTCCCTTCGGTGCGATGGTGCGCTCTGCGGTGCCGAGGCTGGAGGCCTCGAATTGTGCAGGGTTGTCGCTGGTTACGCTTCCCTTGAGGTATGGGCGCAGGCCGCTGCTAATGACGGGCATTGTCTGAGAGTTCGACGAAACGGCGATCTCATCGAAGAGGCTCATCACCTGTCCGCGAATGATGACGTCCTTCTCCAGAAGGGGGAGCACTGGCGCGGGAATGAACTCGCCACCGCTACCGGCTTGAGAGTCGAAGGCACGACGGACAGCGCTGGGTGCCTGAGTTATGATGTGGTGCACGTGCGAGAGAGCCTTCTGATGAGGGCGGCCCAGTGCAGCGGATGCGAAGGTGTAGGTCTCGCAGGCCTTTTGAAATTCTTCTTGCCAGTCATTCCGCGCGGTGTCATCGAGGAGACCCGGCAGGTATACGCCGTGCTCGTTCTCTTTACCGACTGTGCGGATGCCCTTGGCGGTAATGTAGCGGCCAAGCTCGCTGTCACCCTTGGCAGGTGCGGCGAGGGAGGCGCGGGCCTCTTGGAGGCTCTTCTGCGCGGCCTTGAGGTCGGTTGTCATCGCCTCCATATTGGCGCGCAGCTTGCCGTTCTCATCGCGAAGTTCTTTCGCGGCCTTGTGTACGTCGTGGATCGCTTTCCGTGCCCCGTCGGGGGTGGACAGATCCGGTGTATTGTCTAGAAAGTCCATAGCTGTGTCCTTGTGGGCTACGGTTGCGGGTCGCCTCAGTCACTATGACCGAAGACGGAAGAAATCGGGTCAGGCCCGAAGAGGTTGCAGAGCGCGTCGGCGGCGTCCTTGATGACGGGCGCGGCAGGCTCGGACAAGATCCACGCCTCGATGCAGGCCTTTACCTCTGGGTCGGCCATCGCCTCGGCGGCGCGCTCTTCTGCGGTGCGCTTGATCGGCTCCATCTCTTCGAGGGCGCGACGAATGGCGAGCGCTTGGGGGTTAGCTGGTATGGGCACAACGCTGGTCTCTAGGAGTTCAGAATTGCGATACACCCATCCCTCCTCGCCATAGCGAGGATCATCCTTCGGAAGCGATGAGCGGCGCACAGACTCACCAGGGGCGAAACCTACCGACACAGCATTAAGGAAGCCTCGACGCATCTGGCTGGCCACAGTGCGCCCGAGCGGATTCTCTGGGCTCTCGTCGAACTCAATGTCCATCATCAGGACGCCGTCAGCGTCTACCGTCACAGATGTGGCGCGGCCTACGGGCGGGATGTCGTACCGATGAGCCCACTGGATGACAGGGTTTGACGCGAAGCGCTGGAGGTCCCAGGGTGCCTCGACGATGTCGCCCATGCGGTCCACTGTGGGAGCGCTTGCGATGACTGTGATCTGTCCGTTCTCGGCTTCTCTGGCTTCGATGCGGTACTCTCTGACGATAGGATCAGCCATCTGCGTCCTCTGGGAAGAATGTGTCTATGCGGTCTGCGTCGCCCTCTGGAAGCCTGAAGGGCTCGCGCTCGCTGCTGAGTGCCTCCGCGTCCTCCTTATCGATGAACGGGATTAGGTTGCACCGGCAGTTAATATCCTCGCTCGCGCTTCCGAACTGGCCCGGGCCGACAGGGCTACCGCCGCTTGAGCTGAAGGCCTCGCCCTCTGGGACGAATACTCCATCAAGCTCTCTGTGTGCGTCGCGGACTCCAGAGTCGCCAGCTGTGATCCACATCACCTGCACGGGCACGCCCTCATCGGCTGCGCTTGCGAATGCTGCGAGGGCGCCCGCGTTGGTGTTCCGTGTCGCCTCAGTGCGTGCGATCATGAGAGCCCGCGCGGCGTCAAATGCTTTTGAGTCCATCAGCCTGCGCTGGACCTGTGCTGTCGTCTGACCCTCGGCCAGCCCTTCGATTATGATCTTGCGGATGGCTCGCTCTGTCGTCTCGCTGACGTCTGTAACCATCTGGCCTGTCGCGGCTGCGATGGCGCCGTCGAGGCGGATAGGGTCGAAGACTCGATCGCCTGCGTCCATCTGGCGGATAGCCAGCTGATAGGACTGCTCCAGCAGCGAGGAAAAGATCGGCAGCACCAGCTGCCTGAGCGCTGCCTTCTCTTTTTCAGATGCGAGGATCTGCGTCAGCTCTTGCTCGGTGGGCGGCGCCTTGGTGATGCCCTTCTGGTTGTAGAATCGGCGCAGCCTTGACGCGTAGCGCTTGCTCTGCTTCGTGAAGAAGCCCCGCATCAGGATATTGATCTTGCGCTCTGCCGGCTCGTGTAGCCGCTCGATGTAGCCCTTCCAAACCTCGACGCGCTCCTCTCTCGTCTGCGGGATGATGTACTCTCTCCGCTTGTCTTCGTCCTCGTCGTCGTCGTAGAAGCTGCGGAAGGCGCTCCTCTCTTCAGGCTTGCCCTTCTTCTTCTCGGCTTCGATCAGGTCCTTCATGTAGCTTTGACCGCGCGAGCCTACCACCAGCCACTTAATCTGGGCCACCACTCCCGCAAGCTTGAAGTCCTCAAGGTGTCGGGCACCCCATGACTCCCGCAATCTGATCGCCCTCTCTTCTGCCACGCCCTCAGGGCTCATATCCCCGCCGCGCTTCGCTATTGGG